TACCCAGGATTTCATATTTTCCCATCAGACAAAAAGTTATTAAGTATTGCAGGTAATTGGCATGAAGACTATCCTCATGAAACATTAGAGATTGGTAATCAGGATACAAGCACTTTTACTGTGGCAATATTACTCCCTGAATCAGGAGGAGGCATAGACTGCATGATAGATAATATGCCCCTATATATTGGGTATAAAGAAAACGAAATGTTATGGCACGACGGCACAACCTTACACCGAATAGCAAGTTATAATCAATATAAACCTAACGAATATAGAATAACACTACAAGGTCATTTAATCAGACGTAATAATAAAATGGAGGTATTTTGGTAATGGGTGATGGTGGAAAAGGTAGTCTACAAAGACCTACCAATAAGAAAAAGTTTGATGAAAACTACGATAGAATTTTTGGTAAAGGAAAGGTAAAAGATGGCGAAAGTAAAACAAAGCCTAACGGGAAATAATCACGAGTCGGTTCACAAGCGAACATCACAAGGCGGACGTAGACCGAAGACAAGCGCGATGAATAAAAATAAAAAGTCGTGCTTTAAAAAATACAAAGGTCAGGGTAGATAATGGCAGACTATACTTGGTCGTTCTCAAGCCTTAAAGAGTTCCAACAATGTCCTCGTAAATACTACGAGTGTCGAGTCTTAAAAAATTTTACATTCAAAGAAACAGAAGCTACTATCTATGGTAAGGAAGTGCATACTGCATTAGAAGAATATGTCAGAGACGGTAAACCCCTTCTTAAAAACTACGAAAGATTCAAAGCACAAGTTGATGCATTAATACAGATTCCGGGACAAAAACTTTGTGAATATGAGATGGGACTCACAAGAGATAAGAAACCTTGCGACTTCAAAGATGAAAACAGATGGGTTCGTGGTATTGCTGACTTAATTATTATTGATGGGGACACTGCGTTTATTATTGATTATAAAACAGGCAGTAATAAATATCCTGACACTAAACAGTTACGCCTTATGGCACTCATGGTATTTGAACACTTCCCTGAAGTTAATCATGTGAAAGCAGGATTATTATTTTTAATGCATGAGACATTTATCACTGACGAATACAAAAGAGAAGATAAAGATTTATCGTGGGCCATATTTGAAAAGGCTTTATCAAGACTAGATAATTCTTATGACTCTGATGTATGGTTGCCTAGTCCTACTCCGTTATGTCGGTGGTGTCCTGTGTCCAGTTGTGAGTTTAATCAGTAATGGAGATCCGTCGCTGTTCTGTGTGTAGTCAGAAGTTCAGCTACGACAAAGTAGGTAAGACATACTGCTCTCCTAAATGTAAAAAATCTGCATATAGACAACGGGTATATGAAAAAAATCAAGGTAACTGGGAATGGTTCTTTAAAGGCATATTAAATAGTAGAGAAGATAGAAAAAATCTTACTCCTAAAATCCTTATAAAAATATTAAAGGAACAAAATTATAGATGTGCATTGTCAGGAGTTAGGATGACTTGTATACGAAAGAAAGGCGCTACCATATTTACTAATGCAAGTATAGATAGAATTAAAGCCGGAGAAGAGTATAATAGTGAGAATGTTCAATTAGTTTGTCGAGCAGTAAATTCCTTTAGAAGCACCCTACCAATACCTGAATATTTAGAGTGGTGCCGAAAAGTAGTAGCACATAATAAAGTAAAATAATAGTTGAATTACATAAGTTATTATAGTAAAGTATTAGTTTAGAAAGGATAGTATGGAAATAGTAGATAACACCGCAGTAAAATTTTTAGTTCCCGATTATATGGTGAGCCACATACAAAGTAATATTGAAAAGTCAGAGATAATAAATAACAAAGGTAAGTTAGTTGAAGTCTTAGTCTACTGGGGTCTACAAGAGATGACCCGTCTCAATCAATTAATATCATTTAGAAAACCACTACCCAGTCCTATGTCAAGAGATTATGATTGGCCGGGATCTTATCAACCTTTTGAACACCAAAAGACAACAGCAGAATTTTTATCTATAAACCACCGAGCTTTTTGTTTTAACGAAGCAGGGACAGGTAAGACTTCGTCTGCTCTATGGGCTATGGATTATCTAATGAAACAAAATGAAATTAAAAGAACATTAGTTATATGCCCGTTATCTATTATGCAAAGTGCATGGCAAGATGATGTGTTTAGTACCTGTATGCATAGGTCTGTGGCTATTGCTCACGGCAGTGCAAGTAAGCGGGAAAAGATTATTGAAAACAAAGATTATGAAATAGTGATTATTAACTACGATGGTGTGGGTATCGTCAGAGAAAGTATAGCTAAAGGTGAATTTGATCTGATAATAATCGACGAAGCAAACGCGTATAAATCTCCTAGTACGGCTCGTTGGAAAACCTTAGCTAAACTTATCAAGCCAGAGACACGACTTTGGTTAATGACTGGTACCCCTGCCGCCCAATCCCCTTTAGATGCTTATGGGTTAGCAAAGATAGTTTGTCCTCATCGAGTGCCTAAATTTTTAGCGGCTTGGCGTGACAAAGTTATGTATCAAGTAACAAGATTTAAGTGGATACCAAAAGACACAGCAAAAGACGATGTGTTTAAAGCATTACAACCTGCTATTAGATTTAGTAAAGATGATTGTCTAGACCTTCCTGATGTAATGTATCAAACACGAGAAGTCCCACTGACACCAGTGGTTGCTAAATATTATAAACGCCTGAAAGAACAGATGCTTATCGAAGCCGCAGGAGAACAAATCAGCGCGGTAAATGCGGCGGCTGGACTAAGTAAACTACTACAAATATCAGGCGGTGCAGTGTATACAGACGAAAAAGAAGTAGTTGAATTTGATGTGCGCCCTCGTCTATCTGCATTGGACGAAGTATTAGATCAGACAGAAAACAAAGTTTTAATCTTTGTTCCCTTTAGACATACAATAGAAGTTCTAGCTAAACATTTAGGGGCGCAAGGAATAAGCACTGAAATTATAAGTGGATCAGTAACAGCTAATGAAAGAGCGAGAATCATTACACAGTTTCAATCATTAGATGATCCCCAAGTTTTAATTATCCAGCCTCAATCAGCATCACACGGAGTTACTTTAACGAGAGCAGACACAATAGTTTTTTGGTCACCAGTGATGTCAGTTGAAACATATCTACAATGTGTAGCTAGGATTGATCGTGTTGGGCAGAAAAATAAAATGACAGTCGTGCATCTGCAAGGCTCAGATGTAGAAAAGAAAATGTATAACATGCTTCAGGGTAAAGTTGATGCTCATACGAAGTTAGTTGATTTATATAGAGAGGTTATTGAGTGAGCAACGAGTTTCCAAAAGAAGAGTTTGAGTTATTACGAAATATATTAGATGACTTTGTGCATGACAATTGTCAGAGTAAAGATCAAATAGAATTATTTATGATGGCGTTAGTATTAACTACGCTGTCTAGTTACTCAATTGACGTAGAAGGCTTCCTTGAAAAAACAGGTAACACACATAGGAATGCTTTAACATCAATAGAGGACGTGAGACGCGTCCTTAGTAAATTCATGAAAGGAGAACCAAAGTGAGCGACACGCAAGAAGTTGGCCTTGATGATATTGTATCTGTGTATCTTAAAATACGGAACGAAAGAAATAGGATTAAGCAAGAATACGAAGTTAAAGACTCTGATTTAAAAAGAGAGCTTGCTCAGATCGAAGAAGTTCTTTTAGCTCAGTGCAATAAGATTAATGCAGACAGCATCAAGACTGGACAAGGAACCATTATTAAAACCCTACGAGAAAATTTTGTATGCAGTGACTGGGATAGTTTAAAACCATTCATTCTAGAAAATGGACTCATAGAACTTATGCAACAAAGACTACATAACGGTAATCTCAAAGAGTATATGATTACTCATGGCAACGAAGGGCTACCACCTGGAGTTAGTTCAATTCGAGAATACAATATTGTAGTTAAAAAACCTAGTAAATCTTAAGGAGAAATCATGTCTAATGAATTAGCAAATATTATTAATCAGAATCCTGCCTTGATACAAACTGGGCTAGACGAAGATACCCTTGCCGTTGCAGGTGGTGTATCGTCAGGCCCTAAAAGAATCTCTATCAAAGGTGGGGTGTTTAGAAAGTATGCAGGTGGTAAAGAAGTTGGCGCTATTGAAGACCGTCACATGAACGTAATTATCGTAAAGATGGCTCACAATGCGTCTCGTATGTTTTACGATCAGGCTTATCAGGAGGGCGTTCAAGCTAGTCCTGTGTGCTGGTCAAGTGATTCAAACAAACCTGACGCTGATGTTGAAGAGCCTAAAGCAAAGTCATGTAGTGAGTGTCCGTATAGTGTAAGAAACTCTGCGGCGGCTAACGGCAAACAATGTAGATTATCTTGGAGAACAGCCGTGGTGTTACCTGATGATCCAAGCGGAGATGTGTTACAATTAGTATTGCCTTCTACATCTTGTTGGCAGAAAGAAGAAAGTGGTAAGTGGGGCTTCAGACCTTATGTTCAGATGTTAGCAAACAATAATGTCGCGGCTTCTAGAGTTATTACTAAAATGCAATTTGATACTAAATCACCTGTGCCTAAAGTTTTATTCTCTCCAGTTGGAGCAGTTAACCCTGATGATTACCCAATCATCGAGAAACAAGCGCAGTCAGATGTGGCTACTCAAGCTGTAAAACTTTCTATTTATAAACCTCAAGAAGAAGTTCAGGCTCCTGCCCAACCACAAGTTGAAGCACAAGCTCCTGAGACTCCACAAGAGATCAAAGCTGAAACACTTCCACAGTCAGACGTAGAAGCTGAGCAACCTCACCTAAAAGAAACAACAGGCGGTGCTGAGAAACAACCTGTAGATATTAGTAATACAATCAAGAAGTGGTCAGTTAAACAATAAGGAAGGATATTATGGCTAAATCATATACTGATAAATATTTATTAAGTCTTAATAATCTGAACGAAAAACGTACAGGTGTGCAGTTTGGCAAACTTTGTGTTAAAGCTAATCTGCCACCTAGTATGATCGCTGACGCTCTTGGCGTATCTCGTATGTCAGTTTATAACTGGTTTAAAGGCAAAGTTATAAACCAAAAAAACATTGAGAAAGTTGAGAGATGTATGGAAATTATTGAGTTTAATTTAAACACGGATAAGTTACCGGCTACTAATACTTTTAGTGCTAGAACTTTTATTATCGATAACGTTATTAACAAAATTTAAAATATGATTACAGAATTTTATAAGAAAGCACTGCCAAGTGATGGGGTCTACTGCGTCACAGCAATAAGCCCTTCCTCTAAAATTCCAAAGCACAAGTTCGTAGAGTCTATTGATGACATCGAGCCTGTTATAAATCAATTTAAATCTAAAAACACCAACGTCTTTGTTGCACTTAGTTCATTCAAAGGATACAGCCGTAAAGCTGATGAAGCTAAATACATTCGGTCTTTCTTTGTAGACTTAGACGTAGGGGAGGGAAAAGGGTATGAGTCCAAAGAAGTTGCTTTACAAGCACTGGACGAATTTGTTAACACAGCCGATCTACCCCCACCCATTAAGATTGATTCAGGCACAGGGGTTCATGCATATTGGCTTTTCGATAGAGACATAGATGCTACGGAGTGGAAACCTTACGCAGAAAAATTTAAAACCTTATGTATATCGAGTGGCCTTCGTATAGATCCCGTTGTCACGGCAGACCTAGCTAGGATTCTAAGGGCACCTGATACCTTTAATTTAAAAACAGATCCACCTAGTCCTACTAAAGTTATTGACGACAGTCTACCTGTATATGTCTTTGACGAGTTTAAAGAGTTCTTAGGAGAAGCTGAGCCTACACTCAATGACATACTACAGTCTGTGCCAAAAGGTATGAGCGAGGATCAACGGAAGATGTTAAAACTAGATAACTTTGAAAATAGTTTTGACAAGATCATGCAACTATCTAAACAAGGACAAGGGTGTAATCAGATAAAATTTATACTCGACAATGTTAAGACTCTGCCTGAGCCGTTATGGTATTCAGGGCTATCTATTGCTCAACATTGTAGTGACCGAGATGATGCTATCCATCGCATATCTGAAGAATACCCGAACTACAACCCTGATGATACGGAGAGAAAAGCTAATCAGACACAAGGTATGCCACATTCTTGTGAGACATTTAACAGTGTAAATCCAGGCATATGTGAGTCATGTCCAAATCGTGGGAAGGTAACTAATCCTCTGTCACTAGGTAAAGTATTCAAGATTGCAGTAGAGAAACCCGAGGAGACTATTCAGCCAACAGCTATCCCTGCAGACGCAGTAAAAAATTTAGCCACTACCTCAACTTCTCTATCCAAAGGACTTAGAACTTTGCCTGAAGATATATACCCATATGTGTATGGTAAGGAAGGCGGAATCTATTATATGCCCCCTACAAAGTATGACGAGGAAGGGCAAGTAATACAACCTGAGCCTACCCTAGTTACTTTATATGACATATGGCCTGAGAAAAGAATTTATAGCCCTCTTGACGGAGATTGTTTGCTAATGAAAGCAGTATTACCTCATGATCCTGAAAGAGAATTTTTACTACCAATGAGCAAAGTATATGCCATAGAACGCCTGAAAGAAATCATAGCATCTCAAGGTGTTTTATTTAATTCAGATCCGAAAGGTGGACAACTTCTTATGAACTATATTATTAAGTGGGGACATCATTTAATGTCTAAAAAACCTGCAGAGATTATGCGTATGCAGATGGGTTGGACAGCGGACAGAGAGTCGTTTATTGTTGGTGATCGAGAACTTACGCGTAAAGGCGAAGAAGTATCAGCCCCGACATCTCCTATGTGTAAGAGTGTGGCTCAACACTTGACTACAAAAGGTGACTATAAAGTCTGGAAAGAAGCCGCTAATCGCTTGAACTATCGTAGTTTAGAGACTCATGCGTTTTGTTTATTAACTGGATTTGGTTCAGTATTGATGGATAGAACGTCAACATCAGGAGTGACTATCTCGTTGACAGGTGAAGCAGGCGCTGCTAAAACAGGGGCATTGTATGGCTGTCTATCTATCTGGGCTAATCCTAAAGACATCTCTGCAACAGAGCAAACAACTACAAACAACGGTATGACA